AATCTCGAGATTATTTATGAACCGTAAACGTTTCCGGCCTGTAATGTGCCGAAGCGATTACATATTGCCGCGGAATGTCGGCGTAAAACTATTCCACATACCAACAATCGGGCAAGAAAAAGCCGTAGAAAATCGTAGAAAGGTGGTAAGTAACAATGAAACGTAGTTTTTTGGAGGATTTAGGGCTGGAGAAGGATATAATTGACAAAATTATTGCCGAGAACGGCTCTGATATTGAGAACGCAAAGGCAGCAGCGGCAAAGAAGTTTGATACTGAGCGCGACACGCTCAATGATCAGATTTCCGATTTGCAGAAGCAGGTGGCACAGCGGGATACTGACTTGTCTGATATTCAGACAAAGCTGACCGCTGCGCAGGAAGATGCGGCAAAGCTGCCGGAATTGCAGAATTCATTGACAGGGCTACAGTCCAAATACGACACCGAGCGGAAAGACTGGGAAGCAAAAACAGCACAGCAGGCGTATGAATTTGCCGTACGTGAGCGTGCAAACGCGCTTGAGTTTTCCTCAGCGGCCGCAAAAAAGGAGTTTATTCGTGAAGCAATTGGCAAGGGCTTCAAGATGGAGCAGGACAAGTTGTTAGGATTTGATGATTATGTTTCGCTTTATAAAGAGTCTGATCCCGGCGCATTTGTAGCGGAGTCTCCTGCCGCAGAACCCAGTACACCGCCCGAAGATATTAAAAAGCCGGATATTGTTTTACCGGGAAATTCCGGCAATCAGGTGCGCGGAAAGTCTTTAACAGATATGATGAAGGCAAAAAACGCAAACCCTGATATGGTAGTAAGCTTTGGAAAATAATATTACATAAACAGGAGGATTAAACAATGAGTTTTTTTGATGCAAAAAGTTTTAATGGCGAAGTGTTTGGAAAATATGTGGATACCATCCCGAACACAAAACGGAATGAACTGATTAAGTCCCGCGCGATCAGGCAGCGTCCGGATCTCGCGCAGGCAATGGCGGATCAGACAGGGGGAAACTACATTACGACTCCGCTGATGGGCCGCATCATTGGAAGCAAGCCCACCAATTATGACGGTGTAACAGACATTGATCCGAAGGGAACGGATACTTATACGCACAGCCGCGTGGTTGTCGGCCGGTCGAACGGCTGGACGGAAAAGGACTTTTCCTACGATATCACGGGCGGTACGGATTTTATGGAGATCGTGGCAATGCAGATTTCTGAGTATTGGGATGGGATCGATCAGGCAACTCTTGTGTGCATCTTGAACGGCGTGTTCAGAATGACTGATGCTGCAGGCGCAGCCTTCGTAGCAGCTCACACGAACGATGTAACCGCAAAGATCAACAGCGAAGGCGTGACTGGAAAGATGGACGGCACGACCCTTAATACGACGATGCAGAAAGCATGCGGTGATAACAAGAGCCGATTCAGTCTCGCAATCATGCATTCGGTTGTGGCAACAAACCTCGAGAACCTGAAACTTCTCGCATACTTAAAGTATACCGATGAGAACGGGCTTGAACGCGATCTTGCGATTGCCACGTTGAACGGTCGTATGGTCCTTGTGGACGATGATATGCCTGTAGGAGAAGACTTGGATACGGCTACGTATATGATTACATCCGATACTGCGATTAACGCGGACAAGACTTATTACACACGGAGCGGCAGCGAGGGAGCATATGTCTATACCGAGGTTACGAACCCGGTTGTCAGCGACATCAGTAGCTACTACGAGAAAACCGAGAACGGTCTCCCCACGTATACCACATATGTACTTGGCGACGGCGCTATCGAGTTTACGGACTGTGGCGCGAAAGTGCCGTATGAGATGGATCGTGATCCGGCGAAGAACGGCGGTGAGGATACCCTGTATTCGCGCCAGCGTAAGTGTTTTGCTCCGTATGGCATTAACTTCACCAAAAAATTCATGCAGACACTCTCTCCCTCGGATGCGGAGCTTGAAAACGGCGAAAACTGGGAGCTGGTAAACAATGGACAGACCGGCAATGCAAAGAAGTATCTTTCCGGCAAAGCAATTCCGATTGCCCGTATCATATCTTTAGGCTGATCGGGTATATATGGAGGTAGCTGTCTGTGAAGAGATATTTGACCTATGCAGAATATCAGAAATACGGTGGCAATCTGCCTGAAACGGAGTTTAACATATCTGAGTTTCGGGCGCAGAAGCGTATTGATTACCTTACAGATAATCGCGTCGAGGGCATGCAGGAAGTGCCGGAAGAGGTCAAACTCTGCATGATGTCGCTTATTAAAGTAGATGGCAAAGCGGGGGTGGATGCATTGGCGGACACCCCGCTTTTATCTTCGTTCAGCACGGACGGATACTCTGAAAGCTATGGCAGTGCGGCGGATCAGATCGCCACCATGCAAAAGACAATGGATGCAACGATTCGAGAAATGCTCTACGGCGTAACGAACGATGAGGGCGTACCTCTGCTATATAGGGGACTGGACTTATGAAATTGTGTAATGAAACAATAACCGTATTCAATAAACGGCTGGATGCGGATACCGGGTTTGATACTTATATTCCCACTGTGATTCGCGGCGTTTCATGGTTTTGTGAGATTGCATCTTCTGTAGATACATCCGGACTGAAAGCGGCAAACAAGTTTATCATCCGCATCCCCGCGGATGCGGATTTTTCAGGCAAAAGCTATGTGGATTCAGCAGAATATGCTTCTAGTGATGCCGAAAAAGTTTTTACTTTGGGTAACGGAGATATTATCGTGAAAGGTTCGGTAACAGAATCCGGCTTAAAGCCGGCCGATCTGCAGGCGCGATTTGGAGAGGTCGTTACCATTTTGGGCGTAACAGACAATCGCAGAACGGGGAATGCCTCACATTGGAAGGTGGTTGGTGCATAGTGTCTTTTTCGTTCAGAGCAACAGTCAATTTAAGTATCATAAAAATCTTTACAAAGTTCAATCTTGAAAAAAGAGGGCGGGTGCAGCAGGTGATCGACAAATCTGTGATCGATTACTGTATTCCATACTGCCCTATGGATACTGGAACATTGGCGAGCAGTGCATATACTGCTACACAGATTGGCTCCGGTGTGGTCGAGTGGCCGGGACCATATGCGCATTATATGTATTATGGTGAGGTTTATGGTCCCAATATCCCCATATTTGACGATACAAGTGGTGAGCCTACAGCATTCTTTTCGCCTCCAAACCAAAAGAAAAGCCCTACAGGACGGAAGCTGCAGTATAACACCGATATTAACCCGCTCGCAGGTCCGTTTTGGTTTGAACGGATGAAAGCCGATCACTTGAATGATATTTTGAGGGAGGCAAGAAAAGTTGCAACCAGTAAACAACATTGATGAGCTGCGAAAGTGGTTCCGATCATGCCCGGACATATCAAAAGGGAATCGTTTCGGCGTCAATCATTTATCAGAGAAGCCTACGGAGTATGCCCTGTATTCCGTTCCGTCATCTTTGCAGTATAAGGAAAATGTGTTGGGTGAGAGAGTTCTTTTGGACGATCAGACCGAAAATTACATTTTTGCATCAAAAGAGAGCTATGGTACAGATATGGAGCAGAATATTGCAGTGTTGGGATGGTATCAGGCAGTAACGCTGTGGATCATTGAACAGAACAACATCGGGAACTTCCCCCAAATCGCAGAGGGTAAAGTGAAATCCATACTGCCAACATTATCCTCATATCCGGCACAGGTTGGCAGTTCTGTGGCGAAATATCAGATTCAGATAGCAGTCAGCTACAGAAGATGTTAGAGAAAGGTTTAATATAGTGATGGGTGGGAGAGGTGCGGGTTCCGGGATATCAAATAAGGATGCAAAATATGGGACGCAATACCACACATTGTTGGAGAGTGGTAACATAAAGTTTGTCAGCAAAAATGAGCGAGTATCCGAATCGCTTATGGAGACAATGACAAAAGGTAGAGTTTATGTGACAGTAGGTGGTAAAGAATTATTGCAGATCATATATTTTGATAATGCAAATAAGCGGCGCAAAACCATTGACTTATCGCATCCCCATAAAGGTGAGCAGCCGCATACACATCACGGATATGCGCATAATGAAAATGATAGTTCAAAAGGATTTTCACGCTTGACGGTCCAAGAAAAGAAAATGGTTGAGCGTGTAAAACAAATATGGTATGATTCACTTAGCAAGTGATAGT